TGCGCTCCGCGAAGGTGCCGGAATTCTGCCGCCAGTGGCTGGCGACGGCCGGATGCGACCGCAGCAGCGCCAAGATCGCCCTCAGGATCTGCGCCTCTGACGGCTCGCCGCTGGGCTTCGCTGGGGCGCGCTTCCGAGGCTCTGGCGGTATCGCCAGTTCACGCCTCGGCTTGCCCCAGATGGCGGCGAGGGTGTCTTCGCTGCGCTGATGGTCTTGCATGACCTCGCGCAGGGTTTTGCGGCCTCTCATCGCTTCGCCCCTTGCGCGCACCGCGCCGCATACGCCCAGACTGACGGCGCCTGCTCATACGCCTGCCGCGCGGTCGCGCCTACCTCCGCTTGGCGCGTCGCCCGATACCAGACATTGTTTTTGTTGATCGCATCCGCGACCACTAGGCCGGCCCGCTTCAGATGCAACAGGTATCTGTTGGCGGCGTTTTTTTGCACGCCCAAGTGGGCGGCCAGGGTTGCCGTCGTCACCGGCTGGTGGTTCATGACGATGTGTAGTGCGTCTCGTTGTCGGGGGGTCACGCTGTCCTCCTGTCGGGGCCGCAAGTGTCAGCCCGCCGACTGCCGGCAGTCAACCGGCGCAGAATGACCCCGCAATTCTGTCAACAATAGTCACGGAGCGGCACAAAGTGGCATGATGCGTCGGCGCCGATGCGAGCGCGACACAGGAGTTGACGAATGTACACGACAACCTACGGCCCGGGCGATGAAGCTACGTGGCCTACGTATCCTCCCGGGTATGCCGGCGATCACCCAAACGAAGCCGAGGCCCGCGACCACCTGCTGGCCTGCCCGGCAGACTGGCAGCTATGGCTCTCGGTGGTCTCGCAAGCCCGCGAGGGCGCCGCGTTTGACACGGCGAACGTCCGCGAGGAAGACATGGCTTCGGCTCACGCAGACGTCCTGCTGGCGTGCCTGTTCGCCGGCACCAGAGCGCAGGCCGATGCGGCTCGGTTTGAGCTGCAGTCGCGGTTTCTGGCGCACAACGAGCACCGCATCCAGCAGATCGCGGACGCGATGTTCGCCTGCAGCGAGCCTGAGTTCTATGACGATTTCTGAGGAGCGGACATGTTCACCAACATGAGTTTTCACGGCATCGTCGGCGTAGTTGCCACGAAGCGCACCAGTGCCAACGGCCACACCTGGCGGCACATCATCCTGACCGATTCCGAGGAGAACGAGGTCAAGATTTCGCTGTTCCCTGCGGCAGAGGGCAAGCCCGAGCAGATCAGCATCTTTGACGAGGAGATGGAATGATCCTCGAAACCGCAACCCAGCGCGATGCCGACAGGCGGCGCACAAAGAATTTGGAACAGCAACCGATTGCTTGGCTAGTTCATGGCGGATGCCTTTACAAGACAGAAAAAGGTGCGCGCGAAAAGGCAAAAAGATGTTATGGCGCTGCGGTCTATCCGCTTTATGTGGACTTTCCGCCGCGTGAGTGGCAGGGATTGACGGAAAAAGAGATCCAGTCAATCCACGACACCTATCACAAACGCATGGGCCCGCAAGAATTTGCCCGCTCCATCGAACAAGCACTGAAGGAGAAGAACGCATGATCCTCGAAACCGCAGACCAGCGCACTGCCGACTGGTACGCCGCCCGCATCGGCAAAGCCACGGCGTCCCGGTTCAAGGACGCCATTGCTACCAAGAAGCAGACTGAAAAGCAGAAGAAAGACAACGTGCCCGGCGACCCCATGCAAGCGCAACTTGACTATCTCACCGAACTGGTCGTCGAGCGCCTGACGCAGCAGCCGGTGCAGCGCTACGCCACCGCCGCGATGCAATGGGGCACCGAACAGGAGCCCGCAGCGCGCGCAGCCTACGAGCGCGTCACCGGCACCAGCGTTGAGGAGACGGGCTTCATCGCCCACGACACCCTGCTGGCGGGCTGCTCGCCTGACGGCTTGGTGGACTGGGATGGGCTGATCGAGATCAAGTGCCCATACAAAAGCTCCGTTCACATTGAGACGCTGCTGCGTGGCATGCCCGACGAGCACCGCGCGCAGGTACAGGGCCAGATGTGGATCACTGGCCGCCAGTGGTGCGATTTCGTCTCCTTCGATCCCCTAATGCCTGAGCCGCTGCAACTGCACATTCAGCGGATCAACCGTGACCCTGGCTTCATTGCCGACCTGGAAGCCAAGGTTACGTTTTTCCTGCAGCAGGTCGGCACTCAAGTCGAGGCGCTGCGGCGTCTCGCGGAGCAAAGAAAATGAGCACTGAGAAGCCCAAGCGGCCCTACGTCCGCACCGTCAAGGTTTACGTCGTAAGCCACCCCGACCACATGGACCGCCTGATCCGCGCCATCTCCGGTCCAGAGGCGATCCGCTACGCATCGTCGGGCTACGAGGCCAAGCTCGCCACGCAGGACGACATCATCGCCCTGATGGGCGGCGGCACGCCCGTCGAGACGACTGTGGCTGCGTCCCGCGTTCCCGGCGTCGACGACGACGGCATGCCCGCCGGCCTGACTGACTGAACCCACGGGGCGGGAAACCGCCCCATTTTGGAGAGCGCCAATGTCAAACGCATACGCGCCGGTGTTCATGGCTGAAGCCTATGATTTGCTGGTTAAAAGCCTGAAGGATCAACTTGTTGAGGAGAAAAACGAAGAGTGCAAAAAATCAGATATAGAAATGTCCAAACGAGTTGAGATAGAGGAGTTAATTTTTGAATTTGTTTTAAGGCACTGCGGCCGTGCCAAGCTAATTGAGCTTGGCGAGCAAATTGATGAAATGCTTGAAAAGGAATACGGCCGCAGCCAAGGTTATGAAGAGCATGTTGAAACCGTTCAACTACCACAGGAGTAACACCCATGACCCGCAAAAAAGAACCGCCCCCTTCGCTGGAAACCTCTGCCGCAGAGTTCTTCCACCCCAACAACATGCGCTTCGGTGCTGCTCGCATCCTGTGGGCGCAAGCCTGCACGCTGCGCAACGGCATGGCGCTGCCGGAAGGTTGGGTTCTGCCCGGTGGCCGGCGCACCCAAGACGCAGCCGCCGCAATGGCTGCCGCAGAATACATTGATCGCGTCAGCCGCTGAGGAGCAAACGTGCAAATTCCCAATCTAGCCGGAGTTGCCACGGACGATCTGGTGGAAACCATCGGCGCCGGCAGTTTCAAAGCCTCCTACATCAACTGGTCGCGCACCTTGCAGCTTCTGCGAGAACACGCGCCCGGTTGGCTGCCAGAGACGGTTCCCAATGCAGAGGGAAGCCTGCTGCATGCGGCGCCTGTTGGTTGTTATTTGCTGATCCGTTTCCGCAATGGTGAGCAGGTCACGCCCGCAGTCCCGCAAGCCGTCATGGATACGCGTAACGCCGCAATCCAGCGCGACAAGATCACGGCGCGCGACCTGACGGATACGCATCGTCGAGGCGTTTGCTTGGCGGCGGCTATGACGTTCGGCCTTGCTTACGAGCTATGGGCCAAGCTGCCGTTGGAGTCCGGTCACGAGGAGGAGAAAAAAGACGAAAGGCAAGAGCGCCGCGCTACTCCCAAGCCTCCTGCGGCACCGCCGCCGCCAAAGCCCCCTGTGGCACCGCCGCCGCCCGCGTCTACGGTAAGCGTCAACGCCCTGCTGGAGCAGATTGAGCTTGCCAGCACGATGGAGGGCCTAGAGTTGCTTCGCATTGACATCAACCGGCTACCAAAGGGGAGCGAAGAACGAAAGCAAGTCATTGAGGCGGCAACTCGTCGCACCAACCAGATCCGCGCCGAGGAGGGCACTGTATGAGCACCCCTGTCATGACCCAAGCAGAGGCGGCACTGCACTACCGCCTGCAGGCCGTGCAGGACATGTACGCCGTCGCTGACGACCGAGCCCGCACCGCCCGCGAGCACATTGACCGCCTGCTGGTGGCGATCTACGAACTGTCGTTTCCGCTGCTCAGCCACCCGGAGCACGGCAAGGCCGCAGGCAAGGCGCACGACATCGCTGCTGACATCGAGGACTGGTGGTTTGCCGAGGAGAGCACTGATGACGACGAATGACATCCTGCTGACCGAGCAGGAACTCGCCGAGCGATGGCGTGTGGCCAAGCGCACCGTGCGCCACTGGCGCGCCAATCAGCGCGGGCCGGCTTTTATCCGGCTCGGCCGCACCCAGCAGGGCCGGGTTGTGTACCGGCTGGCCGATGTGCTGGCCTACGAGGCCCAGCAGAGGAAGGCGGAAGCGGTATGACCACCCTACGAGAAGCCGCCTAGCAGGCGCTGAAGGAGAAGAACGCATGATGTACTTTGAGAGAAACCAACCACACTACTTGGTGTGGCCCGCCCTTGGGTTTGGTAGAGACGACCTGCATGGTTTTTGGATCGGCATTGGTTGGCTAAACATGGAAGTGGGTTGGAAGGAGAAGAACAATGGCTGACAAACCCGAAGCCCTGCGGCTGGCTGACTCTCTTGCGGCTGGCTTTAGCGACTGCGGACCCGAAGCCGCAGCCGAACTGCGCCGGCTGCACGCGGTGAATCAGGAAGTGCTGGAGGCGTTGCGCCTAACGAGCATTGACTGCCAGTACTTGCATCATTCCCACAAAGATCGGCATTTGCTTTTCGAAGAATGTCCTGTTGTGGCGCGAATCAACGCCGCCATCGCCAAAGCAGAGGCTCAACCATGAAACTCCGCGCCTTTCTGCGCGGCTTCGCCAGCGGATTGACGCTGTTGCCTCTGTGGCGGTGGCTTAGGGGGAAGACATGACCAACGCCGAACTTGACACCATGTGGTTCCAAGCGCAGCAGGACGCCATCAAGGCGGGTGAGGATTTCACGCGGTATCGATTTGCCGCCCTCGTCGCCGCAGCCCAACGCGAGAAAGTCGCCCACTGGATGCGCAGCATGGGCTACGCCACCGGGCACGGCGACACGACAGAGGATCTGCTGGGCGAACTCCGCGCGCAGATTACGGAGAGGTTGCTGATGGAACGCGCCGCCTGCGCCGACATCTGCGACCAACACGCAAGCATTGAAGGGATTGCGCAGCGGTGCGCAGCGGAGATCCGGGCAAGGAGCAAGACATGAAACCCAGCCACCTCACCACCCCACGCACGCTGGCCGACTGCACGTTCACCACGGGCTACAACATCGCGGAGCCGCGTTCGCGTTACGTTCCAGCGCCCGCAGTTATCATTGCGTGCATCGCACTGGGAGCCCTGCTGTGGACATTGCTCTGACCATTGACATCATCGTCTGCGCCGTGCTGGCCGCTGTCGGCGTGTTTCTGTTCTGGCCGCAGCCATGAGCCGCCTTCCCACCGGCTGCGACCAGCAGGGTCGCTATCCCGAGGCTGCCGAAGTCTGCACCGAACTCGGAGCCGAAGACCCGGAAACGCTCCCCGAAGCGTTCTGGG